AAGTGGTATATTAGGATATGTAACTGGCTACCTTTATAATGGCTATCCAATAGTAACCGATTACTTAGCCAATGGATTGCAAGATACAATTGCAACAAACCAAGATACTTTTGCAATGACTAAGCTAAATGGTAGCTTTAAAAAGATGTATTGGAGTGCAACAAGTGCAACCATAATTCCTACATGGGCAATATACAATGCAGGTGGCACAGCAGTAAGCACTAATATAAGCGTTGAGCCTACCAATAGCGATGGGTTAGTAATAGGTTCAGCAGTTACAACAGCATTTAAGTATGTGGCTAATAGAGGTATAGCGTATATTGGTGGAAATGCTAATTATAGATTTGCAAGGTTTACAAGTGGTGGCGCAGGTAACTTAGGTAGCACATACAAATTAACACATTCATACACTGGCAATCCTACGCAATCAATCTTTGCAATAGATAGTTGCAAGCCTTTTATAGAATTATACTTTAAGAATAGATTAGGTGCATTTGAGCAATTTGTATTCACTCATTATAGGCAAACGAATGACATTGAAAAAGTAAAATACAAGGCAATGGATAGCACAGCGAAGTTCATTGATACAATGGCTAGCTTTTCAATTAATGGCGGTGGCTTTGTAGGCTACAAGCAAACAAGCGAAGGCGATAAGCAATATAGCACCACTATCAATCCAAAGTTTGACTTAGCAAAGACAATAATTGACTATAACGAGTACAATGCTTTTGTGGAGTTGATGCAAAGCAATGAAGTTTATTTGGCAGTGCCTATTTTAAATAATCCTGCATCAGATCCACTTGTCTATACGCATAAATTCATACCGATATCAGTTACTAATAATGCCATAGGTATTTGGAAGCCGAACATTGACAAAGCTACAGTTGCAAAATGCACAATATCATTACCTAATTTTAAAAGCCAATCTAACTAATGATAGAGATAATAGCAGGGCAATATAAGTTTGATGTAACAAATGAGGTGGGTATTCCATTGACATATCAGATAGATGATATTAAGGACATTGGCAGCCGTAATACTTCATTCAGCAAGACAATAACATTGCCAGGTACTTTGAATAATAACAAGTTATTTGGTATGTTTTTTAATCCGCAAAAGTTTATTGATAAGAATTTGAGCCTAAGCGAACCTGATGCAAATGTAGGTACTTACTTCAATCCAAATATTAGCACAGATATACAACTTTTTAAAGATGGTATGCAAATCTTTACAGGAACAATGAAGCTATTGCAAGTAAATAAAACTGAAGGGGTGTTTGAATATGAAGTAGCTTTATTTGGCGAATTAGGTGGGTTATATTTTGCCATGAAAAACTTTAACGGTAAGCGTTTAAGGTTAGAAGATTTGGGATGGAACCCAAGTACATTAGATGATTATAATGATAGTACAATTTTCGATAGTTTTGGTAGGATTGGTGCAATAGGCAATAGAGAAGTCGTATATCCTTACATCAATTATGCCAATGCAATAGCACCTGATATAGAGATAAGAAACTATAGGCCTGCATATCCATTATTTGGCGCATTTATCAAGATGTTTGATAAGTTAGGCTATACCATAACAGGAGGTTGGTTTAATACCGATGCCATGCAGAATAGTTTATTTATACCTAACAATAATGAGAAGTTATTGATGTTTACGAATAAGTATATTAATGATACACCATTAAATGGGACTTATAATGTTTCATTAACTGGTGTAACATCTGCATTAAAAATGAATGGAGTAGGTTTAAGTACAGATATTTCATTTAATGCAACTAATTGTGAATATACTTATAGTGGAACAAAAGATTTAACTTTAAATTTTAATGCAAGTTATAATTTTGATTTTAGTGGGGGCGGAGCAAATACTACAATTAATTTTACTTTATTAATGGTTTTAAATGGCAGTTCATTTTTAGCTGCAAATAGTAGTGTTTGGACATCAGGTAATACAAAACATATTAATTTAACAATTAATAAAAGTGTAAATTTATTACCAACAGATAAAATAAGTTTTTTATTATTTACTAGTTCAAATGTTGGTAGTAGTACCATTACAACATCAAATGTAAATGGCGGTGTAATTGCATTAGCTACTGAATTTACAACTACTGAACAAGTTTATAACCAACCTATTGACTACGACCTTAATTGTCCGCGTAATGTGTACATGGATGAACTTTTTACATCATTCTGTAAGCTATTTAACTTATACGTTACCGAAAGTAAGTATAATAAAAAGGAGTTGAATATTAGACCTTATATAGAGTTTTATAGTGGCAATAGCACTTTAAATTGGAGTGATAAGTTTGATAATGAAAATTACAAGGTGCTACCAATTAGCGAAATTACACCTAATACTTTTAATTTTAAATGGAAGCCAGATAAGGACTATTTAAACGAGAAATACGATAAGCAATATGGTCAAACAATGGCTGATTACATTGAAACAAGTGGTTTTGATAGCGCAAAAGGTGAGGAAAAGATAGAGTTAATATTTAGTCCAAGCCATATTTACGGCATTGGTGGAGATGATAAGGTAACGACTGGCATATTTAAGCGTGATACAGGTGGCGATTTACCATTAAATAGCAATATTAGACTGGTATTTTTAAAGGCTTTATCTTGTGATACACACAAACTTTTTGATGGTGCAACTGATTTGGGTTCATTATCTGAATATTGCTATGCAGGGATGACAGATGACCCGTATAATGGTGGTTTTTTAGCCAGTGGTGATAGATTAAACTTAGGATTTGCTAGTCCTGCAGAGGTTTATTATGATTTGCCAAGTGGTAGCGGTGTATCAACTAGCTTTTACAGCATTTATTGGAGTCCTTACATTGGTGAGATGATAGATAGTAGCAATTTAATGCTGAATTGTAGATTGCATTTAGATACGGTGGATTTGTTCAGGTTAAATTTTGCAAACTACATTAATATTCATGGTATTGATTATAAATTGAATGCTATAAAGGATATTGATGTAAATACTAATGAGATGGCGAATGTTGAACTAATTAAGGTTGTAGATTATATATATTAGAAATGGCGGAAGAAATAATAGGGTTAAAGGTTGAATTAGATACCAGCGGTGCGAGTGCGCCAATGGCATCTTTAAAATCACAGATAAAAGAGGCTACCAATGAATTGGTAAACTTTACAGGCAAATTTGGTGCGACATCCAAAGAGGCTATCAATGCAGCTAAAAGAGTAGCGGAGTTGAAGGATAGAATGGGTGATGCAAAGCAAATGGTAGATGCCTTCAATCCTGATGCAAAGTTCAACGCATTAACGCAATCTATAAGTGGTGCTGTAGCTGGGTTTTCAGCGGTGCAGGGTGCAATGGGTTTATTAGGTGTGGAAAGTGAAAGCACACAAAAGGCATTATTAAAGGTGCAAAGTGCAATGGCACTATCTCAAGGGTTAAGCACTTTTTTAGATAGTGGACTAGAAGGTTTTAGAAACTTAGGGCGTCAAATTGCAGGTCCACTAATTGACTCGTTTAAATCATTTAGCGCAGCGGCACGAACTGCAATTGCAACTACTGGTATTGGTTTATTGGTTATTGCAATAGGACTTATTGCAGCTAATTGGGATAAGATAAAAACTGCAATGAATGGAGTGAGTGAAGAACAAAAAAAGTTAAATGCGTTAGCACAAAAAAATGTTGAAGCTGAAGAAAATAAGCTAAAAAAAATAAAAGATTCTGAAAATATCTACAAACTTCAAGGCAAAAGTGAAAGAGAGATATTAAAAATGAAACAAGACCAGGTTAGGGCTACTATAGATGAAAAAGAGAAAAAATTAGAAGGTTTAATTATAACCAATAAAGCTTCTTTAGATGCAGCTACAAATAATAAAAGAATATTAACTAGTGTACTTGATATAGTACAAAAACCATTAACATTATTATTAGATGGAATAGATTTAATTGGTAAAGCATTTGGTAAAAACTTTAATTTAAAAGGGCAATTATTAAGTTTTGAAGCTAACTTATTATTTGACCCTGAACAAGTAAAAAAAGATAGTGATGCAGCTGTAAAGAATTTGGAGCAGGAATTATTAAATCTTAAAAATGAAAGAGCAGGTTATGAATTATCTATAAAAGATATTGATAAAAAATCTGCAGATGATGCTGAAAAAAAACAAAAAGATGCGCAAGAAAAAAGAAAACAACTTGCAAAAGATGCTTATAATAAACAATTAGAAGATTTAAAATTAAGTTTAAATGAAGAAAATAAAACTTTTGCAGAACGTAGAAAATTAGTTTTAGAAAATACAAAATTAACTGCAGAAGATAGAAAAAAATTAAATAAAGAAATTGATGATGATGAAAAGAAATACAATGAAGAACATCAAAAAAAATTAGCAGAAATAAATAAAAAATATGATGCCGAAAGATTAGATAGAGAAGCGGATACAGCGGTAAAAAAAGAGGAACTAGATTACCAAAGAAGATTAACTGAAATAAATAGTTTAGTAGCAACTACAACCGAAAAAAATATTTTAATTGAAAAATTAAATGCAGAGCATTTAGTTAGAATGGAAGCTGCTAAAAAAACAGATGATGAAAAAGCACTTGAATTAAGTAAAAAATATGATACTGAAAAAGCAAATAGAGAGGCAGATACTTATGTTAAGAAAGAGGAATTAGATTATCAAAGAAGGTTAGCAGAAATAAATAGTTTAGCAACTAGTGAAACGCAAAAATTTGCATTAATAGAAAAGTTAGATGCCGAGCATAAAGCTAGATTGATAGAGGCTACAAAAAAAGATGCAGCCACAGCGTCAGCATTAAGACAAGCAGCTATAAATGCAGATATTGATACTTACATGCAAGCTGCAACTTCTATCAATAGCATACTATCAAAATCTAATGCAAATCAATTAGCAGATTTAGAAGCAAATTCACAGGCTAGGATTGCAGCTGCAGGTGGTAATAAAGAAGCTATTTTAGCTATTGAAAATGAAACAGCTATTGAAAAAAACAGGTTACAAAATGAGCAAGTAAAAAGAGAAAAACTATTTGCCATTGCAGAGGCAATTATTAATACTTATAAGGCGGCCGCGCAAGTATTTGCAAGACCAGCACCAGGCGATCCTGTAACATCTTTAGGAATAAAGATAGCATCAATGGTGGCTGCAGTTGCAAGTGGAATAGCTAATGTAATGGCAATTAGAAAAGTACCATTGCCATCAGGCGGTGGCGGTGGTGGTGATGTATCAGGTGGTTCAGCACCTAACTCTCCAATGGGTACGGTATTTAATACAATAACCAAACTAAATAAAGATAGTATTGATAAGATTAACGATAAGGCAGTAAAGGCTTATGTAGTTGAAACAGATATTAACAACGGACAAAAAAGAATAGAAAGAATATTAATTAACACAAAATTTAAGTAAGATGGAATTACCACTATACGAGTTGAAACTCGATGAACAAACAAATGAATTTGGAGTAGATATAATTAGCCTAGTAGATGCACCTGCAATCGAAAAGAATTACCTAATGTTTGAAAGCCATAAAGTAGAATGGACTGCAAACAATGAGAGGATGATAGTTAGCGGCCCTGCAATGATACCAGATAAGCTAATTTATCGGAATGATGCCAATGGTGAATACAATACTGTAATTAGTAAAGATACGATTGAGGCGGTTGTACTTCGCTATATGGAACAAGGTAACCAAAGCAATGTAAATCTAATGCACGGCTCAATGGCAAAGGATGTATTTGTATTTGAAAGCTTTATAAGTGATAGCCAAAGAGGCATAGCACCAATGGCAGGCTACGAAGATTTGCCAGATGGTACTTGGTTTGTTTCAATGAAAGTAAATAATACAGATGTATGGCAGCAAGTAAAAGAAGGAAAGCTAAAAGGTTTTAGTATTGAGGGATTTTTTGGGATGGAGAAAAAAGAAGTGAATGCTGAAATGAGTGTAGATAGTGCATTTGATGAAATATTGGAACTAGTAAAGGAAATATAACAAGATTTTTATATATATAATAAAGCAGAAATAAAATGAGTGAAAATAAAGCAAATATTTTGCAACAAATAAAGAGCATTTTAACGAATGTGAAATTCGATGCGCAACCAATTATAGAGGAAAGCGCACCAGTAGAATTGATGAAGGTAACAGATGCAAGTGGTAACGAATACGAAGTAGAGGCATTGGAAATAGGTAAGGTGATGACAATGGGCGGTGTGCCTGTTCCTGCAGGTGAGTACATAGTAGCTGAAGGTGCGACAATTGTAACAGTTGGTGAAGGTGGTATAATCACAGAAATTAGCGAAGCAACAAGTGAGATGCCAGAGGCAGAAGTAGTTGCAGAAGTTGCACATCTATCAATTGAGAAAGTAGAGCAAATGATAGAAGAAGCGGCAAAGCAAATGGAAGTAAAATACAATAAGCAAATAGATGATTTGCAAAATAGTATTAGCCAATCATTTGCATCAACTAAGCAAGCTATTGAAGTATTAGCAGACATGCCAACAGCTGAACCAATCCACGTAGAACACAACAAAATAAACAAATCAGATAAGGAGCAACGCAGAGAATTATTAGGCGAAGCATTTACAAACTTTTTAAAAAAATAAATAAAAACAAATGGCAACAGTAACAACAGCATTAACAAATTATGTTCCTCAAAATGTCAATGAGGTAATATTAGCCGCAACATTCGGCACAAGATTTTTAACAGAGGCAGCATCAAAAGCAACCGTACAAGCAGGTGTAAAAACATCAGCAAATGTATTGTTGTTGGATGGCCCAGTAACTTTACAAAGTGGCAATAGCTGCACATGGAATGCAAGTGGTTCAGCAACGATTACAGACAAGATTGTAACAGTAGCACCAATCAGCGTAATGGAAGAAATATGTTATGACGATGTAAGAACAAAATACACTCAATTAGCTATGATGAAGGGCAGCAAAAACTTCGATGAAGTTGCATTTGCTCAATCAATTGTTGATATGAAAGTAAAGCGTATTGCAGAAGCTAACGAAAACTTAGTTTTCAAAGGTGATACTGCAGGAAGTGGTAACTTAGTATTTTTAGATGGTTTATTAAAGCAAGTACAAACAGGTGGCGTAAACTCTAATGTAGCTTTATATACAACAGGTGGCCCTATCTTAACTGCAACAGGTATCACTACATCTAATGTAATTGCAATCTTCAATGGTATTGAGAATGCAACACCAATCGAAATAGCAACATCACAAGATAGAGTAGTATTATGTGGTGCAGATACAGCGCGTAAATTTGCACAAGCATTAACTACTGCAAACTTATTTAATTACACAGTTACTCAAGATGGAGTTAGTGAGTTTGTAGTACCTGGTACTGCAACTAGAGTAGTGCCTGTAAACGGAATGAATGGATCTAACATGATATTATCATTTGCATGGCCTAACATGGTTATGGCAATTGATGGCGAAGGTGAGCATGAAGTAGTTGAATTGAAGTATGATGAATACTCAATGAAAACAAGATTGTATTGCAAGTACAAGTTAGGTGTAACTTTTGCAAGAACATCAGAGGTTGCTTACTTCAAATTAGCTTAATTAATTTAGTAGGGAGTGGGTAAATTATCCACTCCTTATTTTAATAACATTCAAAAAAACAATATAAAAATATGCCTTGTAATTTAACAGCAGGATTTACTTTAGACGCATGTAAAGATTTACATGGCGGTGCGAAATCCCTAAGAATAACAGAACTTGCAAATGTTTCAAGTATCACAGAAACAGCAGGTGTAATTACAGCTATCACAATGGTAGCTACAAAGAAATTCTATAACTTCATTTTCAAAAAAGAGGTGATTAACTTCAAAGAAACTGAAAACGTAGATGAAGAAAACGACACTGCAGAATACGTGATAGAAGTAACTGCAAAAAAGAATGCACTAACTACAACCACTAGAAATACTTTATTATTATTAGCGCAAAATACTTTGTGTATCATTGCAGAAGATAATAATGGTAAGTATTGGTTGTTAGGTGAGAAGTATGGTTTGACAAAATCAGGAAGCCGCGAAAGTGGTACTAAGTTTGCAGACTTCAATGGTTCAATGCTTAGCTTTAAAGGTAAAGAGATAGCACCATTTAAGGAAGTAGATAGTTCAATCATTGCAGCATTAACTGCTTAATTTTTAAAATAAAATAATTAAAAAAGGTATGCTGGATAAGTGTACCTTTTTTTATAACAATATGGAAGGATTTAATTTAAAACTAGCAGAGGCATTAAAGCCGTACAATCCACTTTTTAGAGTAGGGAATAACGAAAGGCCAATATTAAATGTAGGTACTAATAATGTAAATTACAACGAGTATCTAATGTACTTATTCCAAAATTCACCAAAACATGGTAGTTTGGTTAAGGGCAAGGCTAAGTATATTTATGGTAAAGGTTATGCCTACAATCCAAAGGTAAGTGCAACCGATACACTTAATGACTTAGCTAAAAAGTGCATATTAAATTATGAGATATTCAATGCTTTTTATATTGAAGTTATCAGAAACAAAAAAGGCAAAGTTGCTAGTTTACATCCAATCCCAAATAGGAATATTGCACGCAATTACGATGGTACTAAATATTGGTATATTATCAATCCACAATTGACATCTATTGGTGCAAATAATTTAGTTGAATTTGTAATTTATGGTGAGCCAAATCCAGATGGTTTAAGAGAATTATTTTTTTATGCAGAAAATGAAAATCCTGCGAATGTTTATCCTACTCCTAACTATTTTCAAGGGTTAAATTACATAGCTGCAGATGTTGAGGTAAGTAAGCATACTTATACCAATAGTAAGCAAGGGTTCAAAGCTACCAAGCATGTAACATTAGTAAATGGTGAGCCAACCGAAGAAATAAAGTCAAGAATTAAAAAGAAATTCAGTGACACTTACACAGGCGAAGGTGGCGAAAGTATTATTTTAGATTTTGTTAGTGATATTAACCGAAAGACAGTTATTGATGATTTAGGTGTATCAGATTTAGTTAAAGAAAATTATAGCGCAATAGATGAGTTGATAAGAAATAATATATTTAGCTGCCATGAAGTAACTAGTCCAGAATTATTTGGAATTAGTGTGCCTGGTAAGTTAGGCGGAACAAATAACCTAAAAGAAAGCTATCAGATTTTCAATAACACCTATGTGTATTATCGTAGGGATGCAGTGCATTATGAGTTGATGAAATTGGTAAAGGATTTGAATGACACTTTAGACACTTCGGTAATGCAAATGATGCCAACCGATCCAATTGGAATAGTATTAGATAGCGCAACTATTGCAACTGTACTTACAATTGATGAACAAAGGGAGTTATTAGGCTATGAACCAATGCCACAAGATACACCTAAGCCAATTGCAGCACCTGTAATGCAATCAAAGCATGATGATTTATTGGCTATTTTTAGCGAATTTGGGGCAAATAAAGCCGATTTTAACCACTTTGTACGCCATATAGCACTAAGTGTAACTAAAGCCGATATAAGCGATATTTATGGCATTATAGCAGTAAATCCTGATGCAACGATTGAAGATATAGCAAATGAGATGGATTTGAGTGAAAATGATGTAAAAAATGCACTAAATCAACTAGAAAAACAAGGTAAAATTAGCATTGGAACGAATGGAATTGAAGTAATTGAGCAACCAACTGCAACCGATTATCGTGTAATGTATTCATATGAATGGAAGGATGAGATACCAGTAAGCGAAAGAGATACTGCAGAGCATCCAAGTAGGCCATTTTGCCAAAGATTAATGGCCTTAGACAAGTATTATAGCCGGAAAGACATTGAAAGTATTAGCGCAAGATTGGGTTATAGTGTATTTGATCGTGCAGGTGGATGGTGGAATGATGGTAGTGGCACACCTTCGCCAAGTTGTAGGCATAGATGGGTAGGTAATTTAGTAAGCAAAAATAAATAGCAATGATAAACAGCCAAGTAAAACTAATTAACGAGCAGGTTTTTAAAGATAGAAACCTAGTACATGCAAATGTGCCACTAGAAATGCTAACACCTTCCATTTGTGCGGTGCAAGATTTATATGTGCATCCAATTTTAGGAGATACACTTTACTACAAGTTAAAAGCCGATAAAAAAGCAAGTACATTGAGTGGCATCTATTTAAATTTAGTAAATGATTATATTTTAGATATTTTGATTTACGGAGTGATGGCAGATTATGTGATAGATAGCACCTATCAAAATTATACCAAGGGAGTTACTAAAAAAAGAGATGAATTTGCAGACTCAACTAGCTATGATGAACTAGAAAAGATAAGCGATAGGCACAAAAACAAGATGGATAGCTATTTGCAAAGGTTGGTGAATTATTTGCAGAATAATAAAACACTATTTCCAGAATACACTACCGAAAGTACAGATGTGAATGCAACTACAAATACCTATTCACCTTCTATCTATTTAAAGGATGATAAAAAGGATTGTGGATGGAGATAAAAAAGGAAAAAGATATTTTAATCAAGTTAAAAAAATTCAATGCAAACACTAAGCCAAATATATCAGATAATAACCGATGCAGTAAAGTTGCTACCAACAACTTACAACATCCTACAAGTTCCAATACAAAACATAATAGATGATAGCTTTGATGCTAAATTTCCATTGTGCAATATTGAGTATATTGGTAGTAACAACAATGCCAATGAGGTGATAAGGACTTATAGAGTGCATATGTTGAAAGTGCAAAAGCAAAGTGATATTGATTTAAATAATATTATTGGCGAGTGCGAGATTGATGCACTTACTGCAATTAAGCAACTAGATTACACTAGCCAATTAAATTTGTATAACATTGATGCAAGTGGGATTACACCAGTTAGGCAATTTACTGCAGATTATACAGCAGGTGTTTATTTCGATGTAAATATTACCGAGATAAATAGCATAGATATTTGCTAATAATTATAAAAAATAATATATATAAAAAATGGCTACTTACTTACCAAAACAAGAATACACAATTACACGAATAGAAGGTAATGATTGCGACTTTGTCGTAGTTGTTCCTGCATTATTTCCATTAGCAGGAATTACAGCGTGCCAATTCAAAGTAGAGGGTAGTAATGATGAGTTGATTTTTAATAAAACAATGCCAACTATTACAATTGCAAGCCAAACTATAACTATACCAATTGCAGCAACAGATACTGCAAATAAAAATGGTAAGTATAGATGGGAGTTGCAGACTACTATTGGTGGTAAGATTACAACGATTGGACTAGGTGATTTCATCTTAATTAATAAGGTTATTTAATGGCGGATTTGATACTTGATTTATTGGTTGAACAATCGGTACTCTTAAATTTAGGAGTTACCGAGCAAGTATTTTTAAATGCTGAAGGAACTTATGTAACTGTTCCTGGCCCTATTGGTGCTACTGGCTCACAAGGTGCGCAAGGCATACAAGGTATTCAAGGAATAACAGGTAATCAAGGAACACCAGGATTGGATGGTAATACAATTTTATTTGGCAACATTGCACCTATTAATTCAATAGGTATTGATGATAATTTTTATATTGATTTAATAACATGGAATTTTTACCAAAAGAAAACAGGAAGTTGGGCATTACAAGGCAAGATTAAAGGAGATAACGGAACGAATGGAACTAACGGAACTAATGGAACGAATGGCACTAATGGTACTAACGGAACAAATGGCACTAACGGAGTTGGGATAGTTTCAATTATTAGAACTAGTGGAACAGGTGCAGCAGGAACTACTGATACTTACACAATTACTTACACCAATGCAACCACATCAACATTCAATGTAGTTAATGGTGCGAATGGTGCGCAGGGCATTCAAGGAGTGCAAGGCATACAAGGGGCAACTGGTGCAACTGGGGCTGCAGGTGTAAATGGCACTAACGGAACTAACGGAACTAACGGAACTAACGGAACTAACGGTGTTGGAGTGCCAACAGGTGGAACAACAGGACAAATACTATCTAAAATAGATGCTACAAATTATAACACACAATGGATTGATGAAGCACCAGCAGCGTCTTTCACATCAGTAGTAAAACATAAAGTAAAACTTGGGTTAGCTATTGCTAAAGGGCAAGCGGTGTATGTATCATCTGCGGATGGTACTAATATGATTGTTAGTAAGGCTTCTAATACAAGTGAAGCCACATCAAGTAAGACAATGGGGTTACTTGAAACAGGTGGGAGTACTAATGCACAAGTAAATGTAGTTACAGAAGGGTTACTTGCAGGCTTAAACACATCAACTGCAATTGTTGGAGATCCAGTATGGCTTGGAACTAATGGAGATTTGATTTATGGATTAACAAATAAACCCTACGCACCTGCTCACTTAGTATTTATTGGGATAGTTACTCGTGTAAACTCTAGCAATGGAGAGATATTTGTAAAGGTGCAGAATGGCTTTGAGTTAAGAGAAATTCACGATGTGGATTTGATAACTAATGCACCAACTAATAATCAATTATTAGCTTATAATAGTACAACAGGATTATGGTCAAATAAAAGTGTAACATTAGCTGATATATTAGCAGCAGGAAATGCTACTGATAACCAGTTCATTAAAAGCAATAATTTTAATTCATACATTGATATAAATGATAATTATATAGACATTGTAAGAGGTGATAGGGAGATATTTATTGATGATAGTCAGATACTTATAAATGAGGGGAGTGCTGGTTCACAAATAAAGTTAACGGGTGGCGATATTCTTCTAGATTTTGCAGGTTATTTTAAAGCAAATGCAGAAGATGTTATAGTTACATCATCTTTAAATAGCGCATTAGCTAATAAGCAAAACACATTAGTAAGTGGTACTAATATAAAGACAGTTGAAGGGCAATCTATATTAGGAACTGGCAATATTGATATTACAAAAACAGACGTTGGATTATCAAATGTAGATAATACAAGTGATGCCAATAAACCTGTAAGTACAGCACAGGCTACTGCAATTGGATTAAAGCAAGATACACTATCACTTACAACAACAGGAACAAGTGGTGCAGCTACATTGGTAGGTGCTACATTGAACATCCCACAGTATAGTGGTGGTGGTGATTACCTTAGTGTATTAACTGCGGCTGAAATAGCAATAACAACCACAGCAACTGCAACTATCGGAAGACAACATTTGATTAGTGGAACAAGTGCAGATTATACAGTTACACTACCTGCTGCAAGTGGCAATACAGGTAAGTTTATTGGGTTCAGAATTTCAACAAGTGCAACTAGATTATTCACAATTAAAGGCAATGGTGCGGAGTTAATAGATGGTTTGAATACTCGTATAATGTGGAAGGGTGAAACAGCAATATTATATTGTGATGGCACAGGGTGGAAGAAAATAGCAGGTTTAAGTATTCCAATGAAATGTATAATATATCTAAATGCAACACAATCAACTTTATTCCCAACAGCTACGGCTGTTAAAGTGCCATTAAATACAACTTATGTTGATAATACTAGTTTTATGGCAAATCTAGCAAATAATAGGATAGATTTTAAAAGAAAAGGAGAATATATTTTATACGGAGCTGTTGAATTTAATGCACTTACTGCAAATGCTCCAAGATGTTTAACGCAAATAAATCTAACTGGTACTGTTGTAGCTAATGCAGAATGTAGTGGTTTAAGTACTGGATATCCAACACCATTTGCCACAACATCAATTACAGTTGCAACTACTGATAATCTATCTTTATTTGGCTATCAAAATAGCGGAGTAACTCAAGGAGCATGGGGATATGCTACTCAGATAGTAACATTTATAGGAGTAACAGAAATAATAACATGGTAAAATAAAAAAAAATGGATAAATATACACAAATAGAACCAATAACAATACCAACAAAGGGAATAGGTAAATATATTACAATAGATGCACAATCCTTTACATTAGGAGCAGATGCAGTTAATCTATTTTGGCGAATATTAGAAAATGTTGAATTAAATAGTGGCGCACCATTGGAAGGTAAGGAATTATTAAATGATACTTTAATAATGGCTAACGAAGATTTAGCCAGCTGGGGCGCAGATGATAATGTAGCTATTGACTATGTACTTAATCAATTAAATCTAACTAAAAAATAAAATGAAAAAAGAAAAACATTTCATGCAATCAAAGACCATAATTTTTAACTTTATTTTTCTAGCACTAGCAATGTTCGATAGGTCATTCTTTGAAACATTGGGAGTAGGACCAGAAGCAATCCCAAAGATAGAAGTTATATTGGTAAAAATATGCGCAATTGGTAACTTAGCACTTAGATATTTTGGCGATGGAACGCAAATAAAAAAGATAACAGGAGATGACCAGGAAACTAAATCATTGGTTATGGTGATGGCTTTTATATTAGCACTATAATATGAATACACTAGAATTAAACGATGCGGTTATAGACGCAATAGGAGAGCAATATCCTGACAAAGGACTATTTGACAAGCATTTCAATATAGCTTTGAATAGAGTGCCAAAAAACGCACCTAAAGACCTTATAATAAGTATCATGGTAACTTATATGCAAAGTATGCTAAATGATTATGCAAATACAAAAGCAAATACCAAAGGCGGTAAGGTAGCAAGGTTCTTTGCAAGATTAAATCCATTACTATCAATATTTAAAAGATGATTAAGACAACAACACCAGCGCAAACACCACTATTTACATTGGTAGATAAGCCTTCAATGGATAAGATAAATAAACTGCATCCATTTGTAAGAAATGAAGTAAAGGTAATTATTCAGGAGTGCAATACCTTATTAACTGGTAGAGCAAAAGTAAGAATAGCACAAGGATTTAGAACATTTGCAGAGCAAGATGCTCTATTTGCACAACGACCAAAGGTAACTAACAGTCGTGGCGGCCAATCAATTCATAACTTCGGTTTCGCAGTTGATATTGTACTAATAATAGACGGCAAAGAGGCAAGTTGGGATGTAAAGACAGATTGGGATGGTGATAAGAAAAGTGATTGGATGGAGTGCGTGAATGTGTTTAAAAAGCATGGTTGGAATTGGGGCGGTGATTGGAAAAAATTTTTAGATATGCCACATTTCGATAAAATCGGATTCAGTGATTGGAAAAAATTAAGCACTTACAAAAGGGATATAAATGGGTATATTATTATATAAAAAAATAGCACTAAATTATGAATAATTCAATGCTATTTTGTATCTTCGTATTGACTAAAATATAAAGATATGGATACAAATATACAACACATTCCTGAAAGGAAATGTGTAAAATGCAAGGTTTTTAAACCAACAACATCGGAATTTTTTTATAGTGATAAAAATAGACTACATGGTTTATAAGCAAATTAGCGTGCCATTGGTGCGCTTTTTTGTTTTATAGTAAAAATTTATAGGCTATAAATAAAATATATTTGCTTTATCTAAATATATAATAGTATATTTGCATTATAAAAGTAATCAAAAAAAAAATCATGACAACAAAATTTCACAAAACATTCGGACAAGTAGAAGTAATAAACCAAGATTTAAATACAACTACTATATTAGTTTTAAAAACAAATGAAGTAAAAAAATTGATAAACCAATTTGCTAACTTATCGGATAGTCCATTTGTTGAATTAAAAGTTAAAAAAGTTAGCCAAGCTAAAATAAAGTTAACTAAAGAAGAAGAAGAAAGAGTTGCTATTAGTGTAAATAATACAGTTAGAAAAGCAATTGAAGATGGTAAATTGAGAAAAAATAATTTGGAACAATGGATAGAAAATGCTAAATATAGACAAGCAAGTTCAAACATTAGATAACAATTTATAAAACCTTTAAAAGAAAAAATCATGACACAAAAACAATTACAATTAGAAATCAGATGCAATTCACAAGTAACAAGTTTATTAGTTGCAAAACCAAATCAGCACATCTGCAATGCTCTATCATTAGGCAGAGTATTTCCAACCACTAAAGCACAGGCCATGCGAGTTTATAAGAGGGGTTCATTCGATGTATTATACCTATTAGATGTTGATACGCTAATTGAGCCACTATTAAACAAACATGGCTTTTCTGGTGATTACAACTTAACAAAGTCAAATAGATTTTGCAGATTAAATAATTTTGCAGATTTTAAAAAAGCATTAAAAGCAGAGTATAAGTTTTAATTATATCCTATAAATTAAATAAATACAAATAAATAAATATATATTATTATATTTGTAAAAAATTAAAAAACATGAGTAAAAAATTAGGCAGACCAACCAAGTACAAAAAACCACTAATAATTGTAACATTGCAAGTTCCAGAAGGCGAGAAAGCACAGATACAACTAGCAGCAAAAAAACTTAGAGAAAAAAACTTAAAAAATTAACAAACAAAAAAATCAAAATCATGACACAAAAACAAAACATTTTAAAAGACATGCTATGGAACAATTGGAGAAAGATGATCTCTATTGAAGTAGCTAACGAGTTATTAGACAAATATCCAACAGATGATTATTGGAAGCAGAACAGAAAGCAAAAGGTTTCTGAACTTGCAGATAGTATGCAAGATTTAGTTGACTTTATTGCAAAACTTGACCAGGTAGAAGATAATAGCAATGCAGAATTAGATGCCTACATGCAATCTTTGCCAACTTATACGCAAAGTAAAGAGGGATTTATCCACGATGCAAAACTATTTTTTGAAGCTGAAAATAGATAATAAAAATAGGCGCAGTAATTACGCTGCGCCTATAAACAAAAAGTGCAATCATGACATTGCACTGCAAAAGTACAACTAAAAAATTAAAATATGCTAAGTATTACCAATGCAACCGACCACATTAAAAGTTGGGTTAAGAGTTGCGAAACAAACCAACAACTAGAAACTTGCAAAAACGTATTAGGTAGCTTCATTACACAAAAGCTATACAACATTAGTGAGTTTCAATGCACAGCAATAAAGTGCGAGATTAACGAATTAATTAGCATCCAAGCCGTATTAATTGCCAGTAACACAACAAAAAAAGCTACAAAGCAAAGACCGCCAAGCGATGACGAACAACCATTTTTTAAACAAATATTTTATTAATTATGAAAATTTACAAAAAATTACTAGAAATCCAAAAGAAAGTAAACGGATTTAAGAAAAACGCAAAATCTTTCGGCTACGAATATGTAAGCGGAACAAAAGTATTAGAGCATATCAAGCCTTTAATGAATGAATACGGTTTGATTTTAAAGCAAGAGATTACCAGCATAGAAAATACTAGGCAAGATTATCTATCTGCCAAAGGTGCGCAGAAAAACGAGATACTAAGTAAGGTTATGATGAGATTTACTTGGATAGATTGCGAAACTGGCGAAAGTGATGTGAATGAGTTTGGCGCAAATGGGCAAAACGATTGGGAGAAGGGACTTGGTTCAGCATTAACCTATGCTGAAAGATACTTTTTATTAAAGTTTTTCCACATAGCCACAGATGAAGATGATATAGACAATGCCGACCGCAAGACAAGTGCAGGAGTGCCATTGGAAACTGCAATCCGTGAAGCTAAAACACTTACAGAATTAACAAATATCTATACCAAATACAAGCCAACAGATAGGAATTTATTAGACTTAATGAGTGCTAAAAAAACTGAATTAACAATAAACAAATAAACAATATGGAAAAACTAAATTATAGCTTAATTAGCAATATTGAATTTAAAGGCATCAACCATAGGGATTATCCAGACTATTGCGATGCATACATTGTAAGTGCAGAGTATGATGGAAAAGAGATGGCGCAAGAGCAAATTGAAATGCTAGATTCAGATTTCGTTTACGAAAAACTAATGGAACAAATTTTTTAAAAAATTAGAATTAAAATAAAATGCAAAAATCAGAAGTAAAAACAACCGACAACAACATGATTGCAGGCGTGAGATTATTCGCCAAGCATCACAACGCACCAGAATTTGTAATAGCCGACATGGTTCTCACACTAGATGACCTTTACACATGGGCAAAAACCAATCCTGAAACCTTAACAGAGTACCAGGGCAAAAAGCAGGTTAAGTTACAAATCCTTCGCAGTAAGGATGGCGCACCATATGCCAAGCTAAATACTTACAACGGTAGTAAGCAAGCCGAGCCTAAACAAGAGGAAACCGAAAGTTTACCATTCTAAGCAAAACCAACTATTCAGCCGGTAAAGCCTACAGCTTCATAAGCAACTGAATAGCTAAATTAATAAAAATATGTACAAATCAATAAAAGAAAGCCAAGAAAAGAAGCGCAAACTAAGACTTTACAAAAATAAGGTAGTGGATTATCCAATTTAGCGCGTGCCACATCCAACACTAAAAAATACTTGGATTGAAAGAAAAAATGTTACAAATGTTACAAAAAGCATTGATTATCAATAGAAATTGTAACAATGTTACATGTTACATTTAAAAAAAATGTATTAAAAATAAAAATGCAAAATATTTTTGTAACATTTGTAACATGTTACACAAAAGCATTGATAATCAATGTAAAAGTGTAACATAATTGATAAATGTTAAGTAAAAATGTTACAAATAATGTTACATAACAAAAGTTAAGAAATAAAAATAATAAATTGATGTTAGCAATAATATTATATATTTGCAGAATAATTAGTAGGGGAATTACTAATTTAATTAAAAAACATTTAAGCCACTGCATCAGCATTTATTCCCCAAATGCTTTTGTATGTGGCTTTGCTATTTTAAACTATGATAAGTAAAGAATATTTAAAAAAATTGGTTAGTGTAGGATACTCAATAATACCAGTAGATGATAATAAGAAACCTATTGGCGAATGGAAGCAGTACCAGACTACTGCAAGGCTTATAACCGATATAGATGTGCTTAATTCGCCTAAATATGGATTGCTAACTGGGTATAATGGACTAGAGGTAATTGATGTTGATTTAAAAGTATTTGACACCTTGCAAGAGCAGACTAACTTTTGGAATGAATACCTATCATTCCTAAAAGATAATATTGATGACTTCGATAATAAGTTTGTTATCTATAAAACTATTAATAAAGGCTATCACATACTTTACCGATGCAGTAATGTAAAGAAAAATAGTAAAATAGCCAAGTTAAAAGGTCATCCAGGTGCAGTAATTGAAAGCAGGGGATTAGGTGGTATGGTTGTGCTATATGAGAATAAGATTAGTAAGTTAGCCTATTCAGAAATACAAACTATTACCGATATGGATGCCGAGTGCATCTGGAGTATTAGTAAATCTTACAACTATGTTGAGAATATTGAAGTAGAAAAGCACCAAGTTAAAGAATATCAAGATAGTGCTATCACTCCATGGGCAGATTATAATGCAAAGGTAAGTATATTTGACATTGTGCAAGATGAGTTTAAGATAGTTAGGAACTTATCAAATAGGTACGAGATACTAAGGAATGGGGCGAAATCTGCAACGAGTGGGAGCATATTTAAGAATAGTGGGTGCATGTACTTATTTAGCACAGGCACGAATTACCCAGCAGAAAAGTTAATCACTCCTTTCATAGCATACTCCATCAAATACCACAATGGTAATTATAAAAATGCAGCAGGGCAACTTTATAAGGATGGTTATGGTAGTAGGTCTATTCCAAAGATTAAAGAAGCCGAGCCTAAAGAAAAGATTATTATAAATGAGAACGACCTTAATTTTCCATTGGATATTTTCCCAAAAGAAATACAGGATTTTATAAACGAAAGCGAAGTAACATTAGGATTAGTGCCAGACTACATGGGATGCAGTTTACTTTGGCTAATTAGCTTATCAATAGGGCAAAGTTTGCACATCAAGATAAAGAACGGTTACACACAGCCAGCAGTAATATGGATTAGTTTAGTAGGTAAGGCAGGGATTGGTAAGACACCATCAATTAACCACATTATTAATCCACTAAAAAAGCTGAACAATCAAGAGATTAAAAACTATATTGAAAAAAATAAGCAACATAAAGAATATGAAAGTTTAACCAAAGCTGAAAAGAATAATAGCTTAGAAATACCAAAACCAAGTAAAACGCAATTCATAGTAGATGATATTACACTAGAGGCATTAGTAGGGTTGCATGAAGACAATAAGCATTCAATAGGTGTATTTAAAGATGAACTAGCAGGTTGGTACATGGACATGAATAAGTATAGGGAAGGTTCAGACTTGCAGTTTTGGTTGAGTAGTTGGGGTGGTGAAAGTTATACATTGAATAGAAAGATGGCTGAAAGTAGTTTTTTGGATAAGACATTTATACCTATACTAGGTGGCATCCAACCAGCAGTTTTAAACACACTTTACACTGATGAAAAAAAGGATAATGGATTTATTGATAGGATGCTATTGTGCTATCCTGATTTACATGTGCCAAAATATAACCGTAACGAAATAAGCGAAGATAAATTAAAGTGGTTTAGTGATATTATTTGCGGTTTATATTCGGAGTTTAAGAATAAGATAATTGAATACTTTAACGATGGGAATGTGAAGCCTAAACTGGCTACAATGGATGCAAAAGCATTTGATGAATATGTAAGGATTTATGATAGCTATGTTGATATTCAGAATGGCGATAATGAGAACGAGTACATGAAGTCAATGTACCCAAAGCAAAAAAACTACTTACCTAGATTTGCGCTATTAATCCATGTATTTAACTCAATGTTTAATGATGATAATTTAGAAATTATTACAAAAGATAGCATGATTAAGTCTGAAAAATTGAGTAAGTATTTTATTGCACATGCAAAAAAAATAAAGATTAATAGCAGCAGTTTAAATGAGATGAAAACCACTATCAATTCAGCAAAAAATAAAAGCAATAAAGAAAAGTTTAATGAAATTTACAAATTGGATAATAATTTTAATGTTGGTGAAATAGCAGAATTATTAAATGTAAGTAGGCAAACAATTTACAGATTTAAAAGTGAAATAGAAAATGCAAATTAGACCAAATCAATTAAAAGCTAGTAGTGATGCAGCAGCTATTTTATTAAAGTATAAAATAGCCTACCTAGCAGGAGAAGTGCGATCTGGTAAGACCATTAGCGCACTAAATGTTGCTAAACTACTCAATTACAATAATGTGCTTTTTATAACTAAAAAGAAAGCAATTACTAGCATCCAAAAGGACTATGAAGCTATGCAGTACAGTTATAATCTTTATGTTATAAACTACGAAAGTATGCACCTAATGGATAATATGTACTTTGATTTTATAATACTAGATGAGGCGCATGGGTTAGGTAGTTTTCCTAAGCCAAATAATAAAGTAAAACACATCAAAAAACATTTTGCACATCTACCAATGCTATTAATGAGTGGAACGCCAACGCCTGAAAGTTATAGTCAGTTATTCCATCAATTTTATTGCAGCAATTATAGTCCATTTGCACAATTAAAAAACTTTTACTGTTGGGCAAAGCAATTTGTAAATATTACACATATAGATTTTGGCTTTGGTAAAGTAGCTGATTATAGTAAGGCAAATAAAGAGATGATTGATAATGTAACTAGACACCTATTTGTCTATACAACACAGCAAGATGCAGGCTTTAAATGCGTAGTAAATGAGCATGTGCATTATGTGGAGATGCAAGCCAGCACTTATGCAATAATAAACAAGATAAAAGCAGATAAGGTAATTGAAAGTAATAGCGGTGTTATATTAGCAGATACAGCAGTTAAGGAGATGATGAAGGTACACCAGCTTTGTAGTGGGACTATAAAATTTGAAGATGGAAATAGTACAGTATTTGATTACTCAAAGGCTGAATACATCAAAAAAACATTTGCCGGTAAGATAGCTATATTTTACAAGTTTAAGGCTGAATTTGAGGCGTTAAAATCTATTTACGAAGGTAACTTAACAGATAACCTAGATGAGTTTTATAATACTGATAAATCAATAGCTTTGCAGATTGTAAGTGGACGCGAAGGTGTAAATTTAAGTGCTGCAAATTGCCTAGTATTTTACAATATAGATTTTAGCGCGGTAAGTTATTTTCAAGCTAGGGATAGAATGAGCATTGCCAGCCGTACGGAAAATAATGTGCATTGGATATTTGCTAAAGGTGGGATTGAAAATAAAATTTACAACGTGGTAAAAAATAAAAAGAACTTTACAGCAAAGTATTATGAAAGAACAACAGATACAAAGTAAGGTAATCAAGCTAATGGAAAGCAAAGGTTACTATGTGCTGAAGCTATCAAAGACAAATAAGCAAGGCATTCCTGATTTGCTTTGCTTAAAAAAAGATGAGCCGCCTTTCTTTATTGAGGTGAAGACAGATAAGGGTGTAGTAAGTGCATTGCAACTTTATAGGCAAAAGGAATTAAAGGAATTAGGATTTAAAAGTATAATTATAAACAATACTAATAGCCTATAAATAAAATAAATAATATAATATGAATATATATTTATATATTTGCTTTATAAAACAAAACAAAAAATCATGACACAAGTACAAAAAACAACTTTAGGTAAATTACAAGATGGTTCAACTATTGTAATTAATTACAAAACGCCAAGCGGTATAAAACTTGCTACTTTAGAGGCTTTAAAAAAACAAGGTCATATTAATTATGAAAGAGTACCAGCTTTACATTTATCAGGTGCTACAAAAGCATTTTTAATATCATTAAATAAATAAAAATATATGGAAACACTAATCAAACACAAATACGCTATAATAATAGTATGCGCATTGATACTACTAGCAGCTTGCAGTAAAACCTATAAAATATACTTTTAATATGACACAAATAACAATAACAACCGATTGCCAAGATGAGGCAAAGATACTTTTACATGCAGTAGTAAAGTCAATAGCTATTGCAGACCTTAGACAAAAATTAAGGTATAAGCTAAAAGAAATAGACTTTGGCGAACATGAAAATTACATTGAAGAATTATATAAAGAACTTTGCGAGATAGACGCGATAGGTAACTAAATTATGAAAATTACAGTAACTAACATTAAAAAAATACTAGAAAAAGAGTATGGGTGGTTTCATCTGGATTCAGAAACTTATAAATGGCTTGTTGATGAAATTATTGAAGACACATTGAAAATAATTGACGATAAATTAAAGTACCACAAAAATATTTCAATTAAATAATATGACAAACGAAAAAATTAAAACACTTGCAGACGGATATTATGCTGGTAATGCAGACTGGTTAAACAATGAACAAGAACAAGATACTAAAGTAGGTTGGAGGCAAGGGTTTGCATACGCATTTCGCCAATTTGCTGTTAGCGGTAGTGTTTTGAAGGTCAAACTGCACGAATATGGATATAGCTGTGGTGATGGATGTTGCTATAATTACGGAACAATTACAACCGTTAATGATATTGAATTGCCTTGTCATAACCAAGATGCTGAAACAATACTTAGGCAAGTATTAGAGCATTTGGGTTATAATGTTGAAATTGATTATAGTGATGATGTCGAGTAACATTACCGCTAACGGTTTCGGGCTTGGCGAAGGTGGGCTTGTAGGATGCTCAAATTTAGCAGGATGTGTCTGCCCACTTTTGCCAAACCCGTGTTATGTGTCAGTTTGTTTTTAAATTTTTAGCGTGGGAAATAATAAACGAAAATATGAAATTAGGAAAATTTGATTGTTCTACTGGGTTAATAAACGTGCTTTATTCAGACCCTATTAAAAATATATCAGTAAGAACTTCAACTATAAAAGATGTTCTTTTGATTGATAAACTGCAAAAGGAAAACTCCTATGCGGTGGGATTTATTCAAAAGACTATTTGGGATAAATATGTTTTTGGTGGGGAACGCAATTTTGTTGTATTTATTTGTGAGGCTAATAATGATGCAGTAGGATATGTTTTAATAACTCCGGGCAAAGGTGCTTACAAGTATGGAAAAATACAACAAATTGCAGTTAGAAACGATGCAAGAAGGTTATATTATGGAACTGCTTTATTAGATGTGTGTAGGCAATTTTGCGAACAATTCCATAGGGTAGGATTTACTTTAAGATGCCGACAAGATTTAGAAAGTAATAACTTTTGGAAGGCATTAGGATTTGAAAACTATGCAGTATGGGAAAAGGGGAAAATTAACCACGTTGGATTTAAAGCAAGTGATGATATTAACCTTTGGAAAATTGAGTTGAACAAAAACATAATTACTTTATTTGACGATATTAATGAAGCGGATGTTCAATTATTCTCTAAGGGTGCGTGGGAAAAAATTTAAAAACAAATTGCAGATAACGTTTTGGGGCTTGTAGCAGTAGGGGACTTATAGCACTACTGTTCAATGCACCACTAAAGCTGATTAGAAGTACACAGCTAAATTAAAGCACTTCTGCCCCTATTGCTACAAGCCCTTGTTAGCAGAAGTGGCGGTTAATTTACAAGGGTATAATTTTAAAATTTAAACAAAATGTCAAACAAAAAACAAGATTTATTAGACCAATTTGCAATGTCAGCATTAACAGCTTTAATCGCTAAAATGCCATTTTATGACAGCAATGCAGAACACGGAAAAGCAATTGATGAAGATGAATTGCAAATCATTAAAAAGAACGTAACAGCAACAGCTTATGAGTACGCTGGATGGATGATGATTGCAAGAGAGGATAACAAAAAATGGCTGAAAGAAAACGAAGATGTTAATGCTGACTTCGGGTCGTAGCCATTTCTGCTAACTCACTTATATACGCAATAAAACAAACATAACTACCTATGTATCAATTTGTAAAGATAACCATTGATGACCGTATCTATTTTTTTAGTAAACCGCATCATCTATTCCATGATGGTAAATTTTATAAAGCATTTGTACATGGTAGCCAATTAGCATGGAAAATAAAAAATAAAATAATCACATATAAAAAACTTAAAATTATGATAACAATAGAAAAAATAACCGAGATAGTTGCAAAGACAGCTAATGCACCAATTGAAGAAATATTAGGCAAAAGTAGGAAGCGAGAATTTGTACAACCGAGATTTGTAGCAATGAAGCTGGCAAAGGAGTTTACCAAAGATAGCCTAGTTAAGATTGGTAATTACTTTGGCGGTAGAGATCACACCACTACCATCCATGCCATCCAAACTATCAATGATTATATTGATATACGAGCCAACCAACCTATGGAAAGCGCATTGTATTTTACTGCAAAAGATAATTTGCATAAGTACCTACTAGCTACTAATGGAATTTCGCAAAGTATTTTATTAACACCACATTCAATACCAAAATGTTAAGAGAAATTGATATTCCAGAAGCACACTTTGATGAAGCCAATGCGAGTAGCATACTGCAACTCGCATACATCCAAGCCTTAGCACTTGAAAAGACATTGGAGTTGATGGATAATAAAGATGTAACTATCTTTGGAAAGCCATTAAAGCAAAAGGAATTGAAAGTAAAGTTAGCACAATTAAAGCCAATATTAGAAGCCTTTTATTTAAAGTTTAACCAGTATGGGCAAAGTGATAACAGTATTAACTTGATTGATGCCGTGAATAATTGTCACGAGTTATTTAAAGCTATGGTAGTAGTAGGCATTGATAGCCTTAGTACTATTGGGGCATGTGTAAGTCTAAAGCACTTTAAAGAGCCACTTTGGAACACCTTAACAACTAACATTTTTAAATCAAATTTAATAAGTAAAGAAATATGAAAACAGCAACAGAATGGCTATTTGATAAACTTTGGGATGAGCCAAAAGACAAATTAACATGGTATGCTATATTGTACCAAGCCAAACAAATGGAGAAAGAGCAGATTATGGATGCTCATAATATGGGTTATGGTTCAGGGTATATGGATGAAGGTGTATCACCTGAAGATTACTACAACGAAACATTTAAAAATAAATAATATGATAGAAATAATATTAATAGCATCATTTTTTATTATAATAGCAGCAGTTTTATATCTAATTTATTTAGGAAATAAAAACAATCCAATGTCAATATCAGCAACAGAAGATATTATGAAAATATGTAAAAACAAACCTTTGGTAAATAAGTAAATAAATTATATATATCTTTGCACAAATGATACGCCATTTATACACCGATGCTAATTACGAATATACGCTAGAAGTGATATTTACTTCGGATGTAAAGAAAGCATTAAAGGCATTGTACAAAAAGTGGAAGATGGATGATGATATTGTGGATGCTGAGGGGTTTACCGTATGCTGCAAGAATGACATTACCAAATATGCTCTTATTTTTGACTATGATAAACTTACCAATAATCTTATAAGCCACGAGGTACTGCATGTATCTACTTTTATACTGGATGATAGGACAATAGACCTGGCAGGTGGCAATGATGACTATGAGAACCTAGCATGGCTTAATGGACATTTGAACGACCTTGTAAGGCAAATTATAAAAAAGGAAGGCATCAGATTGCATCCTACTTTAATTCAATCAAAAACTAAAAAACTTGGGTAAATGGACTGCATATAATAGCGAGATAATTGCACTTTTACAAGGCAATGAAGGAATGAGCAACCATCTTGCAGCGCAAACTATCTTAAAAACAACCGAGTCAAAGGATGATAGTGTAGATGTAAATAGTTTAACGCAACATATTAGAAGAAATAGGGCGGAATTACTAGATAAAAATGAAGGTATTTATAATGCAACCGAAGAAATGGATGTGCCGAATACCAAAGTAAAGCACTTATGGTTAAAAAATAAAACTGCATCTTTATTTGTTAAAAATCCTGACTATGTTGATAGTGTTGAGGCTAATTTATCTAACTTAAAAAATGAATTGATAAATGACTTGCAAGCCTATGCACCAATATTTAACAAGATTGAAAGGATTGAAAATAAAGATAGCTACTTACTTGTAATAGATCCAGCCGATATTCACATTGGTAAACTATGCTCAGCATTTGAAACAGGCGAAGATTACACCAACCAAATAGCAGTTACAAGAGTGCTAGAAGGTGTTAAAGGTATATTGCAAAAAATATCATCATTTAATATTGATAAAATATTATTTATAGGTGGCAATGATATTTTGCACGTTGATAATCCAAAAAGAACAACAACAGCAGGAACATCGCAAGATACTGATGGAATGTGGTACGATAATTTTTTAATCGCGAAACAATTGTATATTGATATTTTAGAATTATTATTATCTGTTGCAGATGTACATTTTACTTTTAATCCAAGTAATCACGATTATACCAATGGCTTTTTTTTAGCGCAGGTAATTAAAACATACTTTAAGAATTGCCAAAATATAACCTTTGATTGCTCAATAGCACATCGGAAGGCATTTAAGTATCACAATAACCTTATAGGCACTACGCATGGGGATGGTGCTAAGTTGCAGGACTTACCTTTGCTTATGGCAGTTGAATTTAGCAATAATTGGGCAAGTACAAAGCACAGATATGTTTATACTCACCATGTACATCATAAGACAAGTAAGGATTATGCTGGAATAACTATTGAAAGCCTAAGGAGTCCAAGTGGAACTGATAGCTGGCATCATAGAAATGGCTACCTTAGCATAAAGGCAATAGAAGGTTTTTTGCATTGTAAACACAATGGGCAAATAGCCAGAATTACGCACATATTTTGATGATATTTATCTATATATTATAAAAAAATATTAATTTTGCAGTATGGCACGACCTAAAGGAACGAAATACATTGAAACACCAGAAGATATGCTTATATTATTTGAAAGGTATAAGGCTTATGCTATTATGCAGTGTGAGCAATGGAAACAATTTCAGTATGTAGGTAAGGATGGAATGAGAGTAGAAGATAAGTTGAAAGTACCTTTAACAATGGAAGGTTTTAGAATATTTGGTTATAATAATGGTGTAACTATTAAGCATTATTTTGATAATACAGATGATAGATATGCAGATTATAGTACCATCTGTTCGCGTATAAAGGATGAAATTAGAGAAAATCAAATAATAGGGGGCATGTTAGGCATGTACAATCCATCTATAACACAGCGTTTGAATGGATTAACGGAAAGAGTAGAGCAAAAAACAGAAGGCGAAGTGAAACACGATGTAATAGTAACTTTGAATTTATGATAAATAAAATACTTTTACTTTTAGAGCAGTCAGCATCATTCAATAAATATATTGATAGTGTGCATCCTTCGGATTTACAGCAAGACCTTAAAAGTGAAGTATATTTAATTTTATCGGAAAAGAAACCTGCAGTATTAGAGCAGTTAGTTAATGATAATAAAGTAGAGCAGTTTGCGGTGGCAATAGCTAAAACGCAAATACAAAGCACCAATAGCGCATTTTACATTAAGTATCGAAAGCCTTTGCCAGTGCAAAAGCAAATAGACAGCTATCAAGAAATGGATATTGCTACATTAAGGGCGGTTGATGATGAATTGGTGAGTGCATTGGTGAATGTTGGATGTAATGTTAAGAAGCTAAGCAATCAAACTAAGATACCTTATAAGGCCCTACTAGATATGACAAAAGAAATTGCTGAAAAAAACCGAATAAATAAGCAAGGTATTGCAACATCCATCACTATCAAAGTGGAGTTGAAAGTAGCAGACCACAATAGAAGTATAACATCCATTAAGTCAGATGTGAATAAATTATTGAATAGTCAATTGAAAGGTGTAAAGGTTAAGGATGTACTTTTGTCTAACTTTATTTAATGATTATCATGATAACAGAAATTGATGATGATGAATTATATTTGCATTTGAGTATAATCAATGATAAGACATTATTAGACCTTTATAGAAGTTTAATAAAGAATGAGCAATACGAATTTTGCCAAATGGTACTAGATGAAATAACAAAAAGAGGAATATGATAGAACATTTAATAACTACAATACTACTTACATCAGGAATACTTATCTATTGGTTTGATGTAGCAAAACTGCATTTAACATTTTGGGTTAAGCCTTTTAATTGCCAATCATGCCTAGCCTTTTGGGTAGGTATATTTAGCTATTTAATACCTACTGAATACCAATTACCTATTATTGGGGCAACTTACAGCATATTTATATATATATTTCTAAAAGACAGATATAATGGCAATACAATTAAACGCAAATGAGATAGTTTTTCTTTACGAAAAGATGGTAGATAATATCACCTATGTAAAGGTTCGTGAAGTGCAAGCACCAACAAAAGCAGATAAAGAAATGTACTCAAAAATATACACATCACACATAGCAAGCCATAAAGAGATAGATTGGAATTGTGCTAGTTGTGTAGTGGATGCAGTAGGACAGATATACAGAGAAACAGCACCTTATGCTGATAAATTAGCTGAGGCTAAAGCTGAATTGAAAGCAAGTGCAAAAAAAGCAAAGTAATTGCCAATAAATATAGTTTATAACCGGCCGCATCTATACGACTACCAAACAAATATAATTGATAGCCATGCTAGATATACGGTTACTTCAGCAAGTACCAAAGTAGGTAAGACTGCAAGCCATGTAGTCTGGTTGCATGAGCAAGCCTTGCAAGGTAAGTTAGGCTATAACTATTGGTGGGTAGCACCTGTTTATAAACAAGCCGATATTGCCTTTACAAGATTAAAAAACCAACTAAGCGCAAAGGAGTTATACAAGTTTAATAATTCCAATCTAACTATCACTACTCCAGTAGGTAGCATTATTCATTTTAAGAGTGGAGAGAAGCCTGATAATCTATATGGCGAGGATGTGTATGCTGCAGTGATGGATGAGTTTACAAGGATGCGAGAGGCTGCATGGTTTGCGATGCGTAGTACCTTAACCAAAACAAAAGGTAAATGTAAGTTTATTGGTAATGCACGAGGCAAAGGATGGGGTTACAAGTTAGGTGAGAATGCAAAGAATGATACGAGTGGTATTTGGCAATTTTTTAAGGTAACTGCCTATGATGCAGTTGATGCGGGGTTACTTGACATTGCAGAGATAGAAGATGCAAAGCGTACACTACCTAAAGAGGTATTTGATGAATTATATTTGGCAATCCCTAGCGACAATGGCACTAATCCATTTGGTGTTCCTGCAATCCGCAATTGCATTAAGCCAATAAGTAATAAGCCTGCAAGTTGCTACGGCATAGACCTTGCAAAGTCATTTGATTATACTGTAATAGTAGGATTAGATGATGATAGTAATGTTTGTTATTTTGATAGATTTCAAGCGGATTGGAGTGTAACGAAAAACAAGATTATGCAATTACAAAAAGGCATTGAAAAGAATATTGATGCTACCGGTGTAGGTGATCCGATAGTAGAGGAGTTGCAAAGGTTAGGTAGTAATGTGTATGGGTTTAAATACAGCAGTCAAAGTAAGCAACAGTTAATGATAGGTTTGCAGAACGCTATCCAACTTGGCGAAGTATCAATATTAGAAGGAGTGATGCAAGACGAAATGGAAAGTTTTGAATTTGAATATACACGCACAGGTGTAAAGTATAACGCGCCAGATGGGATGCATGATGATACAGTGAATGCACTAGCACTAGCCAGGAACATTTGGAAAAAACGAGGCACAGGAATATATAATATAGTATAAATTATGAATTGGGAAAATATAACCGTTGAGCAATTTCAGCAACTGAATGAAATTGATAAAGACTTTGAGGCATTAGATAAAGCCTATCACACCGTATCTATTTGTAAAAAGATAGATATTGAAGAATTGGATGCAATGCCAATAGCAGAGTTTAATAGGCTTTCAAATGATTGCCTATTTGTTGTTAAGCAACCTATTCAGGATGTAACCGTTAAGCGTTTTGGTAGGTTTAAATTCATTCATGATATACGCAAGATTAAGAGTGCAGTAGCAAGGTATATTGAAGTAAAACACTTTGCACAGGATTACATACCTAATATGCATTTGATACTTGCATCTATGGTTCAGCCACAGCGTAAAAATTTGCTTGGGATGTGGGTAGATGTTCCATACGATAGTAAGGAATACGAAACCTACGCTAGTGAATTGCAACAGATACCAATAACGGTGGCTATGGGGTGGATTGGTTTTTTTTTGCGAGTATACGAGAAGTGGAGAGTGGTTTCCCAACAATCTTCCCAAAAGAAGATGGAGAGTCAAAAGATGACACTGATTTGGAAGATGATGCTGAAACACAGGATGCCAAAGAAAGAAGTGGAGAAAATAGTCAATCCTTTATGGGAAAGTATGGTTGGCTCTACCAAATCGACTTAGTAGCTGAATTAGAACGAGTTAAGAGAGATGATGTTTTTAACATGGATTTGATACCATTCTTGGCAGATTTACTATATATAAAAGAGAAAGCAGAGTTTGTAAATGAAATCAATAGGCAAGTCGCAAGCAGATAATTTAAATTATTTAGATATACCTGGCAGTAGCAAAAGTAACTATACTAAAGCCACTGCAAGCTATGTAAGTGATACAGTTGATAAGTTTATTACAGAGGCGCAAGACATCATCAATAGGAACGGTAGAGTAAGTAAAGGTAACTTATCTGACATAGTTAATACAATTACCCAAGCTGGTAGTAAGATTACAATTAGCATAGGCTACGATAAACGAAATCCAGCGAAAAAATATTATGACTTTATCAATAAGGGAGTGAATGGAACATTAGTAAAGCATGGTAGTGAATATTCATTTAAATATAATGGAGTATCAAAAGCATTCCTAAAAAGTTTAATGGGGTGGAAAAAGTTTAATGTAAGAGCAAACAAAAACGAAGACCAGAGCAAGGGCAAAAGTGGATTGCAAAAGAAACGCCAAAGCGTAACCGATGCAAAGGAAAGTAGTGCGTATAGTTTAGGGGTTTACATTAAAAGAAACGGCATAAAGCCTATACATTTTTTTGATAAGCCTGCAAAAAAATATTTTGGTAAAACATTTGAAAGGCAATTAAGTAAGGAGTTAGGCAAAGATATAAAAGTAAATATTAAAATGGATTTTTTAAATGGCAATAACAGTAATAAATAGCGGTAGTGAATTTAATTTAAATAAATTTAAAAGCGCATTAGTAAGGCAGAATATAATAGTAGATAGCACAAATAAAGCAGTAACGAACTTTAGATATGTTTTTAGAATAACAGTACAATCCAATACATTGAATGCAGGTTTGCAAAGTGATTATATTGGGGAGTTTCAAGTAAGGCCACAAGGTGCAAATAATTATGGTTACTTTGACATAGCAGAAGTGGCGCGTAATTGTTTTAGGAGTACAGATTTTTTGAATGGATTTAAAAATAGTGCAAATGATATTTGCGTAACTGATGACCATTCACTTATATTAGCATTTACAGCCGAATTAAGAGAGTTTGATGGTGTGAATGTAAGTGGTATATTAGGATATGTAACTGGCTACCTTTATAATGGCTATCCAATAGTAACCGATTACTTAGCCAATGGATTGCAAGATACAATTGCAACAAACCAAGATACTTTTGCAATGACTAA